GATCTTGGTGAAGACATTGCACTACAAAACGCAAGACTTGCAAAGATCCTTACCACCGATGATTATGACTGGCGAGCTAAACAACCAATCCTCTTTTCCCCCTCCTCCAATTATACAGTTGACAGTGGAGCAGGACTTCAAGATAAGAAGACTTGAAGACTTACTACCTAAAGCTGATAAAACAGATATAATTACATTGTTCATGGCGTTACAACGTCAGAACTTTGTACTTGCTAACACCGTATCCAACCTAGTCAAACAATGGCCCAATCACCTGAACACTACGGAAACAACTGGGAAGTAGGAGACTTTATCGTCAATCAAAACCTTAGTTTCTTCCAAGCTAATGCTGTTAAATACATTTGTCGTTGTGAATACAAAGGAGACAAAAGAAAAGACCTAGCCAAAGCAATCCACTACCTACAACATGAACTCGATAAAACACAATCAGACTGGGACGACACTCTTGAGTCAGGCAAAACAATTCCGGGACGCTTATTCGATACCCAATTCCCCGAATGGGAATCTGACTCAGAAATCTTTGATCGATGAAGAATGGTCAGAGTTTCATGAAGCCTTTCATTTAAAAGATGAACACGAACAACTAAAAGAGCTTTGTGATCTTGTCTATGTTTGTTATCAGTTTGCTGCTAATAAAGGCTGGGATCTAGATGAAGCAATGGATCGTGTCCATAAATCAAACATGTCCAAACTAGATAATAATGGACAACCTATCTACCGTGAAGACGGTAAGGTCTTAAAAGGACCAAACTACAAACCTCCAAACCTAACTGATCTACTCAATGACTAATTATATCTCCCGCACAGGTCGGGTTCAATCATGGATTGATGATCCTTCACACCGTCTACCAGTCAGCTGCACAGTATTTGTAGTTGAAAATGAAATGGAAGGACCTAATGGTATCGAAGCCAGCTGGAGATTTGCTTCACATGCTCTTAGGTATGGTGCAGGTTGTGCTATTCATCTCTCTAAACTTGACCATAAAGGAAAGACACGAGAGTCTGGTGTAGTTGCATCTGGTCCTGTAAGTTTTGGTAAAATTTATTCATCATTAAATGAAATACTTAGACGTGGTGGTATCTATAAAAACGGTGCCATTGTTCTTCACCTTGACTTATCCCATCCTGATGCTAGGGAGTTTATCACTACTCCTAGATCCGAATTACCTTGGGTCAAACGTTGCATCAACATCACTGAAGAGTGGTGGAAGGATTGTACGTTCAAGGAACAACTTCTATTTGGAATCAAATCAGGTGACATCTGGCTAAACAAAGTAAAATATGACAATGAAGGAAACCGCATCAGAGGTAACGTCTGTCTCGAAGTATACCTGCCATCACGAGGTACCTGTCTACTACAGCATATCAATCTTGGAGCCTGTGAGTTCGACGACATCCCACGAGCATTTGTTGAAGGTATGTCCGAATTGTGCAGCCTACATAGTAGGACAGCTGTCGGAGATTCTGGAGAATACCTCCCGCCTGAAATTGATAGACAGGTGGGACTCGGCTTGCTTGGCCTCGCAAATCTCCTACGGAGGTACGGAGTAACTTACGATCAATTTGGTCGTGCATTACAACAATACAACAACAACGAAATTATCCGCTCGGCTGCTTATGAACTTGTCTCTCAAATTGCTTCAGGAGTTAACCAAGCAGCCGCAATCGCTCGCGAGCATAATATGGTTCGAGCCTTTGCTATCGCTCCAACCGCCAGTTGCAGTTATCGAAGCGTGGATCTGGATGGCTATACTAGCACACCAGAAATCGCTCCACCTATCTCGCAGACAGTTGATCGCGACTCAGGTACTTTCGGAGTACAAACTTACAACTATGGTGACGTAGAGATCGCCTCTAAGGTGGGCTGGGAGGCTTACAAACGTGTTGCTGATGGCATCATGACTCTACTAGATAGCACAGGGCTTCTTCACGGTTATAGCTTCAATTCATGGAGTGATACAGTAACCTACGACAATGCGTTCGTGGAAGAGTGGCTTCGGTCCCCGCAAACATCTCTTTATTACTCACTACAAGTAATGGGAGATACTCAAGATAAATCAGACGCATATGCTGCACTAGATGCAGAAGATGTAGAGAATTATTTAGAGGACATTTTAAATGAAGAAATTACCTGTGATTGTCAAGAGTAATGAACCCTTACGAGAAACTACTAAACAGAAAAAGAAAATGGACACCAGTCCAGACAACTGCCGGATCATGCAAGGCAGGGGCGGAAGAGACGGTTTACCGTGCTCTTGCGTTGCGACATATGGAACTACCTGTGGGAGATTTTATCCGTGATGGATTGGCTACCGACGTACCAAAACTATCGAGGAAGTTATTGGAATCAAATGTCACCGACGAGGAAAATCACGACCTGGCACTTGGTTACATTGCCAATGCTTACGGTGTTGACAAAAAAGCTGAATCGGAAGCTCTCAGGCTCAGGGAAGCTTGGACTTCGCATCCAGATCATACAATCCTCAAAGCAATGGTTGCCGAACGTGCAATTTTCTTCGTTCTTCTACCATTCTTTCGCTTTAATGGTGATGCTGGAATGCGAACAGTTAGTGCGGATATAAGTAGAGATGAACAAATTCACGTTGCTGCCAATAGCCTTGTTTGTCGGGAGCTGGGGCTTACTGTCAGCCCTAGTCTTGATAAACTCCGCAAGGCAACTATCAATTGGGTAATGCAACCTTTGGGTAGCAATACCGATAAATATTTGGACAAAAAATTTTGGCTGGATTCTAGTGATCGTTTAATGTATGAAGGTAAAGCACCTGAGCTTTCTGATACTAAAGCTGCTAGAATGCCTGCATTCTTTGAACATAGTAATGTAAACCTTCCACAATATGCCTGACTTAAATTTACTTGATGTTCGTGGCATGACAGCTAATGCTATGTTGTCTAAGTTAAATGAATCCTTCCCACCAGTAAACCCTAACCCTGAAGATACAATGGAAAAAATTATGTATAGGTCTGGTCAACGTAGTGTCGTTGAGTGGGTCATTCAATATATGGATGAAAATTAATGGGAGTAAGTACTGAATATTATAATCCCGCACTTGCTACAAGTGAAGAAAAAGGTCTTAGTCAATTTGGCGATGCAGATCTTGCTGCTAATAGATCGGCTGGTTTTTCAGATCAAGAGATTCTAGAATTTTTGGATGCTAATCCAGAAACCTTGAATCCTCAGCAACAACCTGGTGTACCTGGTGGTATTTATGAACAAGTATCTTTAGGTGCACAACAAGAAAGCAGAAGGGAAGCTGAAGAAGCTCAAAGGCAACAAGAATTAGACCGAATAGCTGCTGATGCTCAAGCTGAACAAGAACGATTAGCTAGAGAACAAGAGGAACGTTTGAAAGAATTAGAAATTGCTAGTAGGACTGCACAACAAAATCAACTTGCTGGTAGTAGAACTGCTCAACTTGAACTACAAAGTATTTCTAATTTACCTGGTTCACAAGGTGGTACAAGTGCATTTAAACGTAGACCTTTACAAATTAAACCACAAGTTTCAACAGGATTGTCTCCGAGTTTACCTGCTTCTTCTAGTTTAGGTATTAATGTATGATGACTGCTCAATCACGTTATGAGAGATTGTCTTCAGACCGATCCCAGTTTCTAAATACTGCTAGACAAGCAGCAGATCTAACTCTTCCTTATCTAATCCGTGGAGAAGAAACATATTATAAAGGTGCACGTAATCTCATTACACCGTGGCAAAGTGTAGGAGCTAAAGGTGTAGTGACGCTTGCAAGTAAACTAATGCTTGCACTGCTACCACCACAAACCAGCTTCTTTAAGCTACAGGTTAATGATATTAATATTCCTGGAGAATTAGGACCAGATATTAGATCAGAACTTGACTTGTCGTTTGCTAAAGTTGAACGCACGATTATGGAATCTATTGCAGCTTCTACTGATCGTGTTATAATTCATCAAGCACTAAAACATTTAGTCGTTGCTGGTAATGCTCTTATCTATATGGGAAAGGATGGGCTTAAATTATACCCTTTGAACCGTTATGTTGTAGATAGAGATGGCAGTGGCAATGTTATTGAAATTGTAACAAAGGAAACAATCTCTAAAAAATTACTTAGAAAATTTTACCCTGATTATAAAAAAGAAAATTTACCAAATCAAGATGATGATTATGATTCATCAACAGATGAATGTGATATTTATACTCACGTAACGTTAGACAACAAAACATGGGTTTGGCACCAGGAGGTTTATAATGATGTACTTCCTAAGTCAAAGGGTAAAGCTCCTGTTAATGCTAACCCTTGGCTGCCACTTAGGTTTAACCATGTTGATGGGGAAGCATATGGACGTGGACGTGTCGAAGAATTCATTGGTGATCTAAAGTCACTTGAAGCTCTGTCACAAGCCCTTGTAGAAGGCAGTGCAGCAGCTGCTAAGGTAGTGTTTACCGTTTCACCCTCCAGTACAACCAAGCCTCAAACACTTGCACAAGCAGGTAACGGAGCTATCATTCAGGGTAGACCTGATGATATTGGTGTTGTACAGGTAGGTAAAACGGCTGACTTCCAAACTGCTTATCAAATGATAGGAAGTTTATCACAACGTCTTAGTGATGCATTTCTTATTCTTAACGTAAGGAATAGTGAACGTACTACTGCTGAAGAAGTACGTATGACACAACTTGAACTTGAACAACAACTTGGGGGACTGTTCTCCCTACTAACTGTTGAGTTCCTTGTACCTTATTTGGATCGAAAACTTTCTGTTGCTCAAAGGACAGGTGAGATTCCACGTCTTCCTAAAGGTGACATTGTTAAGCCTACTATTGTAGCTGGTATTAATGCACTTGGCCGAGGTCAAGATCGTGAAAGCCTTGCACAGTTTCTTACTGTTATTGCACAAACAATGGGACCACAAGCTATCCAAGAATATATTAATCCTGAAGAAGTTGTCAAACGTTTGGCTGCTTCGTCTGGTATTGATACATTGAATCTTGTTAAGAGTATGCAAGAGATTCAGAAAGAACAACAAGCTGCTGCTCAACAGCAACAACAAATGCTGATGACTCAACAAGCTGGGCAACTAGCTTCAGTAAATCAGAAACGTGAGCAAGCATCAGCTGAAATGATACAACAACAACAACCACCACAATAATATGGCAGAAACTTTAACAATGAATGAAGCCCCTGCTGATCAGCCTGAATTTAATGCTGATGAGCAGAACTCTTTTGAAGTAGCAGAATCTATTTCAGGAGAATCACAACTACTTGCAGGTAAGTTTTCAGATCCACAAGCTCTGGAACAGGCTTACCTTGAACTACAAAGTAAACTAGGACAACCAAAAAATGAACCCGAAACCAGTGAAGAATGGGAGCAAGAAGAAGCCCCCCAAGAAGTACTAGAGAACCAAGAAGAGCAAAAAGAATCTACTAAAGAAGTTCTTTCTGAAAAACAAGCTGATCAGTTGTTTGAAATGGTTGGTGGTAAACAAGCTTATAAATCAATGATTGGTTGGGCTAGTGAATCTATATCTAAAGAAGAAATAAAGATGTATGATTCTGTTATGGCAGAAGGTAATCCTAACTCAATTTTCTTTGCAGTACAATCATTGTATAGTAAATATACTGATGCTGTAGGTAAAGAAGGACAAATGTTGACAGGTAAAGGTTCTAATCAAAAGAATGCTTCATTTCGTAGTCAGGCTGAACTTGTTGAAGCTATGTCAGATCCACGTTATGATAAAGATCCTGCTTACAGATCAGACATTATACGTAAACTAGAAAACTCTGAGATTTCATTCTAATGACTGTTACCACCAACGAACACGGACAACAAAACCTCTTTGCAAAAGAACCCACCATGTACACTGACGAAAATTACACTGTGAATCATAACGAAAAAGCAGAAAAACTAAACGGTCGCCTGGCTATGCTAGGTGTGATGGCTGCGCTTGGAGCGTATACACTAACTGGTCAAATTATCCCTGGTATTTGGTAATGGATAAAAAAGGTCTCTACGATAACATCAACGCAAAACGAATGCGTATCAAACAAGGCTCAGGTGAGAAGATGCGTAAGCCAGGAAGCAAAGGTGCTCCTACTGCTGCTAACTTTAAACAAGCTGCTAAAAAAGCTGCTCCTACTGCTAAAAAAGCTACTAAAAAAGTTACTCCTACTGCTAAACGAGTCGCTAAAAAAGTTACTCCTATTGCTAAACGAGTTGCTAAAACTGCTAAGAAAAAATGATTGAATGCCCACAATGTACTGCTCCTCAGCAGTACGTTCTAGAACAACTACAGACTTCTGCTGGTGTGACAGACCGTACAGCACTGGCAGTCATTATGGGTAACATCCAACAAGAGTCTAACTTTAAACCTAACATCTGCGAAGGTGGTGCTATCGTTCCTTATGATAGATGTCTTCGTGGTGGTTATGGTTTAATTCAATGGACATCTAAACATCGTTACATTGGTCTTAGCAACCATTGTACTAAACGTAACGAAGATCCTAGTGGTCTTAAATGTCAAACTAATTACATGATTAATGAGATGAGGTTTAGAAAAGATCTTTATGCTTTTCAAACTAATCATCAAACAGTACGTTACTACATGAATGCTGCTTACTACTGGTTAGGCTGGGGTATTCATGGCAATCGTACAAAATACACTTATTCTTTTTTAAACAAACTAAAATGAAATTCCTTGCTATCCTCCCCGCTGCTGTTATTCTTTCCACTCCTGCAGTTGCTGGTCCTTACGTAAACATTGAATCAGAAACGAAATTTGATGGTCTTGATTCTGAAGGTACTATTATTCGTAACGATGTAGGTTATGAAGGTACACTTGGTGAAAATTCTACATGGTATATCCAAGGTGGTCCAGCACTGGTCCTACCTGATGGAGGTACTGTAACAACTGAAGCATCTGCTAAAGTTGGTGTCAAAGCAAGTCTTACTGAAAAACTTTCTGCCTATGGTGAAGTAAAAGGTATTACACAAGATCAAATCAATATCGGTAAACCAATCCAAGCATCAGCTAAACTTGGGGCTAAATATAGCTTCTAAAATTTAAACTTTTATTTATTTAACACAATGTCATACGGACAAATTGTACAAGATATTGGTGGTCTTTCTATACCTCCTCATGATTATGTAAGTATTAGTCCATCAGCAACACCAACTGATGGAACTACACCTCAAGTGTATACTTTTAAAACTGGTGGAGCAAGTGGTAATACTGTTTGCACACTATCAATTGTTTATGATACTGCTAAAAATGTAATTTCAGTTACTAAAGTCTAATGTCAATGCATCTCAATCTAGCCACAGGTCAATTACTTAACAGTTCAAATTTAATTAAAATCGCAGACAGCTTAATACTTGATCGAAAAAGTGGCAAGATTGTGCTGTCAAACCTGCTTGTTCCTAGAGCAGGTGCATTACCAACATTATTTGATGATGCAACCCTCGACCTTAACTTTGCTGAAACTAAATCCATTGGTGATCTCGTCACCTTCAGCCGTGCCAGTAGTGGGACGTATGTTGACAGTGATGGGTTGATTAAGTCGGCAACAACAGATGCTCCACGCTTTGACCATGACCCCGTGACTGGTGAAAGCTTGGGGTTGTTGATTGAGGAGGAACGGACGAACTATGCAACACAATCCGCCAATCCGTCGGCCTGGACTCCTACTAATGGATCTACTAAGGAGACATTTGCTGCAGTAACTGCACCTGATGGTTCAACAATTACGCAAGGATTTAGACTACCAGATGGCGGAAGTAGAGTATATCCCACACTTTCCTCCCCTGGAACTGTGGAACCTGTTGGGTCTGTTTATGCAAGAGCCGTAAGTGGGACCGCTACTTTAAGTCTTTTCATTCAAGGCGTCGCCGTGCAGACTAACGTAACTGTCCCATCAGATAGTTGGGTACGGCTTAATGGAACAAAAGCATCAGGAGGTACCACGGCCTTCAGTGTAAGAGGTAACGCTATCCAGTCAGAGGACGTTTACTTATGGGGCGCTCAACTAGAAATAGCATCCTTCCCCACCAGCTACATCCCCACGACCGGCAGCACCGTAACCCGTGCCGCTGATCTTGCAAGTATTGAAGGGACTAACTTCAGCTCTTGGTATAACCAAAGTGAAGGGACGGTGTTTGTTGAAGCTAAGAATTATCCACATCCAGTAACTGGAAAAGCTCTCGTGCCGTTTGCTTTTAGTGACAATACCTATAATAATCTAATTACTCTTGCTGGCTCTACTGGAAGCAATCAATTTAATTTTGATGTAATAAGTGCTGGTTCTCTCCAAAGAGCAATTCTTGGGAATTTTGTAAGCAGTGGGCTTAAGGCTAGTGGTGGTTATAAATCCACGGGATCTGCTGGTTCTCTTGATGGAGCTGCTGCAGTTACATCAAACACTCCAAATATCCCATCAGTCATCGGTCAGCTGGACATTGGCCGAGCTCATGATGGAATCAATATCTTAAACGGCCACATCGCCCGCCTTGCATACTTCCCGACTCGTAAGACTGATCAAGAACTAATCAAGATCACTGACGGTACTCTTGACCCTGCAATCATTACCTATGGCATCACAAGTGCTGGCGGTACGTTTAACCTAAGGTCTACTGGTACTGTTGATTATGCAGTTGACTGGGATTCAACAGGTGGTTATGAGACAAGCACGTCTAATACGTTAGCTCATACTTATACTGCTGGTAACTATGATTTAGTTGTTTATAGTGATAGTGTTTATAGGCCATACTTTAATAACGTAACCGCTGATGCAAGTCAGATCACGTCTGTTGTTATTGGTCCAGGGGCTAACTTAGGGACAGACCTAACAAACGCTTGGTATAGTGCGTCTAACATGACTTCATTTGTTTGTCCGTTTGATGTGACAAGTGGAGTTACAAATCTTGAAAATACATGGAACAACTGCCTACGTCTAGCAAGTTTCCCACAAATCAATACATCATCAGTAATAAACTTTTCCAGAGCGTGGCGCGTCTGCCAAAGTCTAACAAGTTTCCCACAAATCGATACATCATCAGGAATAAACTTTAGCGAAGCGTGGCGCCTCTGCCAAAGTCTAACAAGTTTCCCACAAATCGATACATCATCAGGAATAAACTTTTCCCTTGCATGGTACAACTGCAACCAAATCACAAGTTTCCCCCTGCTTGATATGTCATCAGCAACAACCTTTAATGCTGCATGGGTCTACTGCGCCAAACTCGCAACCTTCCCCGCTCACATGTTCGATACTACGGGAGCACTGGTTCCTACTGCGTTTAATGACGCTTTTTCCTTTTGCGCCCTCACCGCACAATCAATCGAGAACATTCTTGTCTCACTAGATACTAATGGTGCTACTGGTATCACACTTAGCATCGATGGTGGCACTAACGCCGCCAAGACCACTTGGTCCGCTGCTGCCGTCACTGCTTACGACAACCTAATCGTAAAAGGTTGGACTATTTCCTTTAACGCTTAATTAACTATGGGACCATTTACTGAAACAAAATGGGTCGTTTGTCACGGACCTGAAGTTGTTCACTTTAGTGAGCTTACCGTTGGATCCTCAATGATGACTGGACAGCCTAACTGTGAACCCTTTGATACCGAGGAGGAAGGACTGGCTCGTGCTATAGAGTTGGGTTATGTACCTCCGATTGAAGACGAACTAACTACTTAAACTATGTATTGCTACCGATTCCCAGATAAGGATACCTTTGTAGCAGCCTGTGGAACCCTTGGATGGCTCTCTGAGCCCTCTGAGGAAGCCCCTGAGGCTGTTGTTATCCCTTACACGCATGATAGAGCCATCGATGAAGTTGGCCCAATAGAGACGCTTCCAGGCACCTATGACGAAGAGGGGGTTGAATTAACAGCTCCTGAATATGACACCAGACATCACGTTAACTTCCAAGGAGAAGCTCCCCTTGAGTGGGATCAATACTTAGTTGATGTTAATACACCATCTCGTATGTTTGCAGGTTCTGGTACTCCTACAACACTAGGACAATTAAATGAATTAAGAAATCCTTCTACTGGTCTTATTTAGTCGCTTAATAAAGTGAAGCATTTAAACAATGCTAATCGCTTCATAAACATGCACTACTATTTAAATGGCTACGTCTACAGTCGGCTGAGCACACGTCCGTTCATCCTTCGGGACGCATGACACCATAAGCATGGAACGGGGCTTATGGAGGCTTCTATAGAGGTTACTATGCAAGGCAAAACTTATTGCTATCGTGGTGTAAAATACACCAAGTGAG